GCAGTGCAGGAGCGTTGATTATCAGCGGGTCTAACACGTTCAACGACATCACCAACACCGTGCAGCCATCTACGGTAACCTTTACTGCCGGTACGACACAAACAGTCTCCAACTTTAGTCTGGCTGGCACCGCAGGCAACTTGGTCACCATTAACAGCAGCAGCACCGGTTCTCAGTTTACTTTGTCAAAGGCTTCTGGTACGGTCAACGCGCAGTTTTTGTCAATACGAGACAGCAATGCAACTGGCGGGGCCACATGGAATGCGTTGTTCAGTACAAACTTGGGCAACAACACCGGCTGGATATTCCCCGGTGGCAATATGTTTTTGATGTTTATGTGAGGATAGAAAATGAAATTGTCAAACCCACCAAAAACGCTGTCCGACGGCTCAATAGAGCCTGCCCACGATGTGGAGGCCGTGTGCCTGCACTGCGGGTATGATTTGGACGCGGCAGAAATTGCCGCTGATACCTGCGCCGATTGCGGTAAACCATTGGAGTTGAAGCAAGACGTGGCCATCCAAGTGACAACCCTGCCGCCCATGTTTGGCGGCACAATGTAAATGATTGACCTCACCAAAGCAATTGGGGCTGTTGCCGCTAGTGTTGCCGCACTGGGTGGAAGTTACACGCTTGCCGATAAATTTGGTTGGTTTGACCGTGCCATCATTGAATGGTCACCAGAGAACTTTAAAATCACGGCAGAAGCTGGCAAGCCAATTACCGTTACAGTTGCGCGGATTAAAAAGCGCGACGACTGTTCTGTCGAGAGTTTTACGCCGAGCATTCGTGATGCGGCAGGCATGGTGCATGAAGCCACCACCACGGCCAGCAAGTTCAGTGGCCCAGCAGGGCCAGAGATTGACACGTTCACGTATCAGTTGACGATGGTGCAAAAAGAGAAAATTGCTGACGGCAAAGCCACATTGCTGGCGACCATCAAGTACAAGTGTCCTGAAGGGGAGCGCGTTGTGCAGTACCCGCGCCACCCCAACCTAAGTTTTGACCTGAAAGGGTAGTTATGATTCCTGCACTCCTTGCACCTCTGCTATCCCAAGGGCTCAGCCTCATCGGCAACGCCGTGATGGCCAAGGGTAAAGACTGGGTTGAAGACAAGACGGGCGTCAAGCTCGACGGCCCTCTGTCTGATGCCGACGCAACCAAACTGCGTCAATACGAGATGGATCACGAAGAAGAACTCCTGCGCTTGCGCATTGAGGAGAAGCGCCTCGGCATCGACGAAATTCAGGCGTTTGCCGCTGCCGCGCAGAACGAGAACAACAACGTCTCTGACCGCTGGAAATCAGACATGTCATCTGACTCCCGGCTATCTAAAAACATCCGCCCCATGAGTCTGATCTTCATCTTGGTGGCGTATTCCACGTTTGCCATGATGTCGGCCTTTGGCTACAACGCCAACGAATCCTATGTGTCTCTGCTCGGGCAGTGGGGCATGCTGATCATGGGTGCCTATTTTGGCGGTCGTACCATCGAAAAACTTGCTGAAATGAAGGGGAGAAAAGAATGAGCCTCGTCACCACCCAAGCCGCTTTTCTTCTTGACATGTGCAAACTGGTGCAGTTTGCCACTGAGCAAGGCTTCACACTCACCGCTGGGGAACTGTACCGCACGCCCGAGCAACAAGAGATTTACGTAAAGACTGGCCGCAGCCAGACTATGGACTCTTTGCACCTGAAGCGCCTTGCGGTAGACTTCAACATCTTCAAGGATGGAAAACTTGTGGGTAGCAAAGCAGTTCTTGCGCCTTTAGGCGCATACTGGGAATCGCTCAACCCCTTGAACTCGTGGGGCGGCAACGGCAAAAAATTAGTGGATTGCCCTCACTTTAGCCGGGGAGCAACAAAACCAGAATGGGCGCGGGTAACCTGATATGCCACTGAAAAAACTACTGCTCAAAGCCGGTGTAAACCGCGAGAACACGCGATATACCAACGAAGGGGGTTGGTACGAGAGCGAGAAAGTTCGTTTTCGTCAGGGCACGCCCGAAAAAATCGGTGGTTGGACGCGCATATCTGGAGCGTTTTTCCTTGGTATCTGCCGCTCACTATGGAGTTGGGCTACGCTATCCGGCGACGTTTATGTTGGTGTAGGTACAAACCTGAAGTTTTACATCGAAAAGGGTGGCGCGTACAACGACGTTACACCAATCCGTGAGTCATCGTCGCTTACAAATCCGTACGAAACTTTTATTGGTTCTCCCGTTGTAGAAGTTACTGATGCGGGAAGCGCGTATCGCGATGGAGACTACGTGTATCTGTACCCCGCAAGGACAGTAAACGCCACCACAATCTTTGGGCAGTACCAGCTTACCGTGTCTGGCGTGGGTAAGTACACGATAGACACCGGCACCCCTGCAAGTGCGGACGGTTCTGGGCTTGGTGGTTCGGTTGAGGCGCTCTACCAAATTAGCACCGGCCCTGCGTACGTCACCCCGGTGATTGGCTGGGGCGCTGGCCCGTGGGGTGCTGGCGAATGGGGTATCGGCGTGTCTTCGGATGAAGCAATCCGCTTGTGGAGCCAACAAAACTTTGGGGAAGACTTGATCTTCGGCCCAGCAGGGGGCCAGATTTATTACTGGGATGCGTCAGTGACTTTATCCGGGGATACAGTTACTGCGTCGGTAGCAAACCCTACGGTAATCACCGCCAGTGCAGCGTATCCAAATGGTATGCCAATCCGTATTGTGCCAAGCGAAACTGCCACCATGCCTACGGGTATTACGGCGGGCGAACTGTATTACGTACGCAACGCAACAAGCAATACGTTTAATATCTCGTTAACTCCTACAGGGGCACTTGTTGATGTTACGGTTGCAGGCTCTGGCATTTACTCAATTATGACCAACGCCTATGCGCTGGATGAGTTTGGCGGAGCCACGGACGTACCTACGCACCAGAATTATTTGTTGGTTTCAGACAGCAGTCGGTTCGTCTTTGCGTTTGGATGTAACGACTATTCGTCAGCTACGCTTGACCCAATGCTGATTCGCTGGTCAGATCAGGAAGACCCCTACAACTGGACACCTGCGTCAACCAATCAGGCGGGGTTCCTGCGACTGTCTCGCGGGTCTAAGATAATCACTGCCACCCAGTCACGTCAAGAGATTTTGGTGTGGACGGACGCTGCTTTGTACTCACTCCAGTACGTGGGTGCACCGATTGTCTGGGGTGCGCAGCTTGTCGGCGAAAACATTTCCATTGTGGGCCAAAACTCCGTTGCATACGCCACGGGTGTGGCGTATTGGATGGGCAAAGACAAGTTCTACAAGTACGATGGTCGTGCGCAAACGCTCCCTTGCGACTTGCGCCGTTACGTGTTCTCAGACATCAACACCTCGCAGTTCGCGCAGGTATGCGCCGGAACCAACGAAGGCTTCAACGAAATCTGGTGGTTTTACTGCTCTACAAACTCCGAAGATATTGACAAGTACGTGGTCTACAACTACGTAGAGAACGTGTGGCATTACGGCAGTATGGGCCGTACAGCGTGGCAGGATTCTGGGTTGCGTAACTATCCGCTGGCTGCTACGTACTACAACAACCTCGTGAACCACGAGGAAGGGGTTGACGACAACGCCACAGCCACCACACTGCCAATCGCAGCATCTATCACCTCCGCGCAGTTTGACTTGGATGATGGCCACAACTTTATGTTTGTGTGGCGTGTCCTGCCTGACGTTACGTTTGAAGGCTCTACGGCAAATTCGCCCAGCGCCACGATGTACCTGCTGCCACTTAAAAACTCTGGCTCCGGGTACGCAGTCAATTCAGCAACGGACGCCAACCACTCCGTGGCCAACCAGAGTTTTGCCAGCATTACGCGTATTGCGGTGCTGCCGGTGGAAGAATTTACGGGTCAGATTTTTACCCGGGTGCGCGGTCGCCAGATGTCCATCAAGTTTGAATCCACCGAATTGGGTGTGAACTGGCAGTTGGGCTCACCCCGCCTCGATATGCGTCAGGATGGCCGCCGATGAGTTTTATCGTCACTACCGAGTTCGAGCTTCAAAAGATCGCACCACCTGCGCTACCGTTAGCGCCGGAAGAGTACGAGCGTCAGTACC